CATCCATCTTCTCCATATGAATGGAAATCTAAAAAGCCGATAATGCATGCGTCGCTGACACCTGGGATCAGTTCATCAAGCACCGGCTTTTTGAGCCGCCTACCCCTTTTGGTTGCATATCTCCATCTTTCTATCTCTGCAAAATAGGTGTCATTTTTTTTGGGTGGAACAGTGACAGAGGTATCACACAGCGCAAGGCGCTTAATACCTGATGCCCGATTATAAGCAAGGGGAGAATCTAACTCTCGAAACTCAACACCTTCATTTAAAGTTTCTCTTATATAAGAGCGGATAATCGATTCAGATATGTCTTCATGCATTAGCGCATCTAAAATGTCATTGTCAACAGGAGCATTTTCTTTATCGATTCTGGTAAAGATCTGTGGTTCTTCTTTCATAACCCACTTCCTGTTTCTAGTTCCCATGGTCCCCAATGTTCGAATTGCAGGATCTTTTGACGCGCCTCATCCCAGGTGTATTCATGCACGTTGCCAATATGATCGATCTGACCTAAGGTGTAGTAGAGAGCACGCGGCATCTGAAAATCACGGCCGTTCGATCGATCGATAACCATGTCACCATCCAATACCCACGCATGGCCATAAGTGATTCCTTTAAGAGCTCCTTGGCCGGCGACTTCTCCATGCACGAGCCTAAGGTGGCAGTCACCAAATATGCATTCATCCATGATGTACTTACCAGATGCTTCATAACAGTCGCCACCAGATTTCATCTATTCTGCTCCTTGCTGATACCAGCATAAGATAAATATCCCTTTAAAGACATTAATGCATTCTATACAAAAACAAAAGGGATCCAATATTGGATCCCCATGTTTCTATCAGTTGCAGCAGAGTTATATTAGTATTGAAGCACCCAGTTATCGCCACGCAGTGTAAGATCAATCTGCGCCGGATCTGTTGATCCGTAGTCCAGCCCACCAAAGTTAGCAGACGATATCCAGACACCTTTGCCATCCCAAAGCTCCACAACGGTGCCAACCGGGTCTAAAAGTTTAAGCTGTACATCACGCTTATAAAAGTCTGCGTAACCAGCTCTGGCTGAAACACTTTCATAATGAAGCCTGATCCATTCCATCACCTGTTGGGCGCCGGATGGAGCGATCGGATCATGAAGTGTAACCGTAACATCACCGAAGGTTGTTCGTCCTGCAACATACCGCATCGCATTGATCCAGGGGATTTCGATCGGAGATGTTTCAAACGTCGGCCTGCTGGCCGTTTTTAATAGAAATGCGTCGATACCTTCAATAAGAAACACCCATTGGTGCATCTTTTTGGGTTCGAACTGATTCGGAATCATGCTGCTAACTGAAAGCGTCTCTGCCATTTTATTTTACCTTCATCTATAGGGTGGTCTACCAGAATAAATATATTACTTTTTGTTTTTTGCCTGCTGATTAGATCATACCGGGCCGCCGGCGTTCGTAACAACGAAATCCAGAGACACAAATTCTGCTGTCTTTGTGGGCTGCAAGAAGATCTTGCCACGGATGGTGTTATTTTCTACATCGGCCTGCGTTGTCGTACTTGCGTCAATAACAACCTTGAAGCGTTCAAACCCTTGTTGCTGCTGCACGATTGCCATCCGAGGTTCAACAAGAGAAGAGAACCGAGCTAAAGTAGACGCTCTATTAGGCTCGAACAATAATATATTGGCGATGCCCCGAACCTGGCGCCTTACATTTATCAGCAGCCTTCTTACATTAACTCTATCGAGCGATGTGTTTGCCGTTAACAATGTTTTCTGTCCCCAAACGATAACGCCGGCCTCTACTGGGTTACCCGGTGAAGTTGCCTGAATAGCATCTTCTGTAGGATCAACGAGTGGGTTAATGTCTGCTGTATAGAGGGTATCAAGATTATCTTGATTAAGTGTAACACTTGGAAATAATGCCGAAGGACATCTTCCGCGACGAACACCTGCCGGTGCAAACCATTCTTTTCCTATACTGTCATTAAGTGAATATGCACCCAGTGCCGGAACACTGGCTGGCACTTTAACAGTCACCCCTGGTTTCAATTCATCATTAATTGTGCAGCCAGGAAAATATGCACTGCCAAATGATGTATCCAAAAGCCTCTGCTTAAACGCATCAACAGTAAACCGAACGCTAACCTTTTGATCACTGTCAGATCCTGTTATAACGGCGTTGAGGTTATCTCTTTCTTCGATGTCCATGATATACAGCGCATCAAATCGGTCTTTCATTGCCTCGAGCGCACCATCAGTAACTCCAGCGTTACGTATGCCGGGAATAGCTAATAATTTAATATCAACATCAGATGTATTCTTCATCACTGTAACGGCTTTATTGTACGCACTAACAGTCGGGCCATTAATAAGACCACGGTTGATATTATCCATTTCAGCTTTAACTGCAGTGTTGGTTAATTCAGAGGCCTCTTCATTGAAGATGTTAACACCATCAAACCCGCCCTGTACAAATGTCGTGTACTTAAAGCATCTTCTGGTGCTTGGTGTTGCTAAATCTTTAGCAACATCAAATGCACGTCTTTCGCCGGCCTCAACAACGCTACCAGTTCTTACATATGCGAATTCATCTGCGCGGTTGTCATCAGCAACATCAGCAGTAGATGAAGTGACAACCGAAATATTTTCAAGCGTAAAGAGGTTATTATTAAACCTATCTGCGTCTACAACGCCTAGAGCAGCTGTATCCGCGGCGCCTGGGTTGCTTCCTGTTGTAACATTAACGTTGGCCGTTTGGAAGTTAGGAAGATATTTTGCCATGGCTGCGATTGAGCCATTCTTTTTCTGAGAGCTGTTTGGTGTTACTAACGAATCAGGCAGCTCAAACTGTACACCCCAGTATAAGTCAAAGTTGGTCGATGCTCCCAAGCCTGAACCTACACGCATATTGTCTCTAAAGGGCACAGGCGGCTCAACGCAGCGCTTAAGCATATCAGCATTAAAAGGCGCTAGCACATGTGTTACTTTATCAGTTGTAGTTGTAAGGGGATCACTACCAGATGTTATCAAATGGTCCGGGCCCCTAAAACCGACTGGTAACGCATCGGTTGGCACCTCTCCATTAAGGCTTTTAGCTGATAACTCAACTCTTACAAGGTGGGACTTGTTGGGATATGTACCATCAAGCTCAAGTTTCTGATTCGCCGTATTTCTGTCAAGGTTAAACTTTAAGTGTTGATCACCGATCAGTTTTGCTATATAACGATCTGATCCAGGATCCATGCTGCATGCTGTATACTCCTCAGACGGGAAGTCTGAATCTCCGATGGTATTATCAGCGTCAGCAAAGTCTCTAATAGCTACATTAAATGTACCAAACTCATTGTTTGGATCATTAGATGGAGTGATGCTAGATATGCTTATCTTAATGTTATGATTTGCATAATCACCATCATCTCTCGACACAATACGAAAGAGGTTGTATATGGTACTACCATATTTCTGAGATGTGAACCAAGGCGACTGAGGGGTTGCAAATCTATCTTCAAAGTTTGCATAACTAGGAACAGTTGCTGAGCCAACATTTCGGCCTAGCGTTCCCGTCGTTAAGAAGGCAATACTTTCTAGGATTGCTTGTGTACCATCAATTGTGCCCGATGTTGCAAACACGTTGTTTATAATTCCGCTGCCTGTCACCACGGTATGGGCTGTAGGCATATCATAATGAAGATACAGGTAATGTCCCTTTTCTTCAATCTTTGTAGGATCACGGTTAAGTTCGGTTCCAAAGTAGTTGTTGCTTTCGGCATCAAATGAGGCCGTGAGTGTTGTTGCAAATTCTCTTTCGGGGTCTCCCTTGTAGCCATTTAACAACATAACAAACTGTTGTTTAACGATTCCATTATGTAGAAGATTTACAGCGCCGGTGATTTGTCCGCGGGTTGGCTCTGCAGCCAAACCCCTGTCGGGTGCTCTATTATCGCCACCCGTGCTGGCTGAAAGTGTGGGCATTACACCAGAAGGGGCCATTAAAATGCCACGGATTATTGGGTGACCATGGTTGCCTGTCATTCCAGCATCGCTAAGATACGTGGACCCGGCCGATTCGGACATATAACAACCTAAGAAATAGAGGCGCCCCAAGGGACCTGTATTCGCATGCGGGTTGGCAGCAAATTGGCCTGTTGAACCGTTGGCCAATTCTTGTCCAACAACAAACCCAGCTCTATTTACGCTACCTTGGTTATTGCCAGAGGTTAATCGTTTTTTTCCATCG